ACCTCATCCATCGAATTGACGGGTTCTGGTAGGTCTACATCACGGTAAAAACCCGACGCTTGGAGCTTGCGAAGCTCGTTCGGGGTCTTCCGCATCACGTGGGTGACGCGTTCAGCGACTTCCAAGCTGGACGCGCCATAGGGTACGACTACATCTTCTGCAGCAACGTACATGGATACTTGGCGACCGAGTGATGGGTCGAAATACACCTTCTTGAACGAGTTACCTGCAAGGCCCAACCCCCACAACATGCGCTCATGTTCAGGGCGATACTCGACCATCACGTCGGTCAACTGGTAATTCATGTCTTCTTGGACGCGTGCAGCGGCGTCCTTCTTCTCTGTGGTCTCTTTACCGATAACACGCGTACGCACCGGCCCTTGGGCTGGGAATGTTTCGCTCATAGTCTCGGCTTGGAACTTTACGACAGCTTCGGACAGCAGTGGGTGATGTACACCACATGCGCCGGGCCAAGGCTCCGTGCGGTCCTCGACCTTCATACCCAGTAGCTCAAGGCCGTCTACGTATGTCTGTATCCAGTCCTTGCGGCTGCTAATATCTTCTTCAAACTCACCGATGAGGTCGCCAGCAAGCTCTGCGAGCATGCCTTCGTCCAAGTCTTCGGCCAAGTTATCGTTAAAGTCGCCCTCGTCCTCACTCGGGTCAATCTCAATCTCCATCCCGTCAATGTCAATCTCGACACTCTCAGGGTCTTCAATCTCAATCTCGATGTCAGGTTCTTGGCTCATCATGGTGTCGGCTGAAAGGCCGAGCGGAGCTTGGTTGAGCGACTTGTCGATGTCCATTTACTTGGCTTTCTTCTTGGTCGCAGCTTTAACTACGGTTTTAGCTATTGACACCACTGGGGATACCACTGCGACTGCTTCGGCTACGCTAGTTGCGGCTTCCGCTACGTCCTCGATAACGTCGAACACGTTCTTTTTCTTTTTAGTCTGTGTTTGGTTCGCGCTTAGGAAAGCGTCGTTATACGGTAGACCTGCTGCGCGTGCCTCGTTGAAGGCCGTACGCTGGTCGTCAGACCATTTCGACCACTGTGTCTTGCCGATAGGAAAAAGTGCTTTAACGTTTGCCATTAGTAATACCCCTGATTGCGGTTCGACCTAAAGTACACGATATCTTCAGGCTCGTCTAGGTTAGTAGTCACGTAGCCCCCGCGCCTGAACCTGTGTAGTGCCATAGACACTGTATCGACGTAGTCATCGTTAGAACCAGCAGGAAATTCTGCCACTTCGTCAATCACTTCTTCCGCCCAGCGCGTGCCCGGTGCCCACACACGACCGGAGGCAAATATGTCGGCCACCCCATTCAGCCTAGATATTTTATCGTTCCCACGTGTCGGAGTGAACTCCTGCACCGGTATGCCCATGGCCCGCATCTCGTAGATGAGCGGTGCACCTGATGCCTTTTTCTCGATTATGACGCCATCTGGTTGCCACTCTTTATACTCTTCGACAGCCACACGCTTCAGCTCTGGAAACTCCATGCGGTCGCGGAACGCGTTAAGTAGTATGATGTTGGCCTGCGTTATGCCGTTGTCGTCAGGGTGGTAGAACACACCCCATGTAGTGCACGCTGAATAGTCAGCACGGCTGGTCTTCTCGAACGCCGTATCCCACACCTGCAGCACAAAGTCACAGCTTGGCGGGTTGTCGCTCTCCCACTCCATCCACCACTCACGCTTAACAATAGCGGCGCTTTCTGACACCGGGTTCTGCTGATACTGCGCCATCCACTTGCTGTTAGGGACGTCGCGCTTGACCTTCTCAAGCTCGCTTAACTCCCAGAACTCAGGCCACAGCGGGTTTCCAGAAGGGAGGATGGCTGGAAATTCAATGACTTCCCACTCGTCGAGGCTGTCGTTAGCAGCTGCATCCTTTAATATCTGCCCGGTCAGGTCGCGCTTCGACCAGCGCGTCATCACGACAATAATGGCACCGCCCGGCTGGAGACGCTGACGTGGACCAGAGGTGTACCACTCATACGCCTTGTCGTAGATATCTGGGTTAACTTCCGCCAGCGCGGCTTCTTGCTCTGAGTGCGGGTCATCAATGATGAGCACGTCAGCACCTTTACCAGTAACCGCACCGCCCACACCGATAGCGAAATAATCACCCCCTTTCGATGTATTCCACCGACCAGCCGCCTTAGAGTCTGCAGCTAGCTTCAGGTCAGGAAACGTCTCGTGATACACTTCTGTATCCACAAGGTTACGTACTTTACGGCCAAAGCCTACAGCCAATTCACCTGTGTGCGAGCACTGGATAATTTTCTTATGGGGGTTGAGCCCGAGAAACCACGCGGGGAGGAGGTAGGAGGCAAATTCTGACTTGGTGTGACGAGGCGGCATATTAATGATGAGCCGCTTGCACTCTCCCCTTGCCACACGTTCAAACGCGTCTGCCATTTTCGCATGGTGCCTACCTCCTATGAATGTCGGCCAAACCTGCTCTACAAACTTCAGGAACCGCTTGCGCGCCAACTCCTGCGTCTTGAGCTTCTCCAGCTTGTCTAACTCAGCCAGCAGTATCTCTTGCTCGGCTGGGGACAGCTTGGGCAGTATCTTGGGTATGTCTTTGAGCGTGATGTTCACTATTTTGCCCAAGGTGTCCAGAGGTAACGCTTGCTGTTACTCGGGATTAGCTGCTTCTCAGTCTCTGTGGTATTTTCAGAGTCGTGGTCCCAGTCTTCGTACTTCTTACCCCAGTGGTTGTTGTAATGGTTTGTCTCGTAGAGCTTCTTAAGCTCGTCGGTGTAGCCGGGGATATAGACAAGTTCTTCCTTGGTGGGCTTGGCGTAAGTACGCAGCCACATACCGAACGTAAAACGCTTCGTGCGCCTACTCCAGCGAGCCTCAATGCGCAGACGACCGAACAGCATCTGGCAACCGACCGAACCTCCATCATTGCGGGGGTAGAAGTTAAACCCTTGGTGGATTTCCTCTGTCTCGTAGCGCCAGTAGAACATTATTCTTCACCCTCCAAGTCGGCCAGCTGCGCTTCTTCCATCTCGTCCAACTCACCCTCTAGTATCTCTTCGAAATCCGCATCGGTGATGCCTAGCTCTTCGTCGAGGTCCATGCCCAGTGGCTTCATATCTATGACGTCTGCATTCAGCAGGCGCTTGACACGGTCCGTAATGGCCTTCTCGAGGCCTTCAGGTGAGTTATAATTGACGTTAATCTCACTGCGGTCGGTGAATAGCCCGACATCTGAGTGCTTGCCGAGCAGCTCAATGGCCTTCAACTCGTACTTAATCTCGCCGCAGTCAGCAATCTCAAGCAGCTTATTAGTCAGCGCGGTGCGCACTTGACCCGCATCCATCGCCCGGCCTTGGCCATAAGTACGTAGGAAAGCCGCAGCGCCAAGGGCAGCAGGCAGACTCTGGGTCAACGGGGTGATTTTCTGGTTGTCGATGGCTGCATCTAGCAGTGCCGCTTCTTCTTCGACGTTGTCCTTAGACAACTCTACTGGGGCACCCAGCTGCTCAAGCAGCTCGGCTGTGTTTCCTACGGACGCTAATTTATCGGCAAAATTGTCGAAGTCTTCATCAGACAGGTCAAATGGCACTGGATATTCCGTGCTCGGTTCGGCTTTTATAATAGGCACGTATGTAAGCTCCGCTTGTAGGAGGCTGAGATAAGTTTATGCGCACGCCGTGTAGCAGCGTAGTACGGGTAAGAAAAGAGAAAAATAGAGGTGGTGGGAAACTGAGGAAAACCACCACCCCTACCCCGAAGTTCGCAAACCTTTGCAGGTTCAAAAATAATACCCCGTGTGCTTTGCTTGTCAAGGTACCATTGACGGGGGGTCTGGCTGTATTAAGCGGCAGCGAACCGGTGGCTGGAAAAAGAGGGGGTGGGGGGTATGATTAGTGTGTCAAATGACATGGTTTTTTAAAAACGCGTCGTCGAATGTGCAAAATAGTATGTATATAGTGGTGGGGTACCAACATACCCCTAGAGGGGGGTCGGGGGTAGGTAGGGTAGCGGTATAGTCAATCCGCCACACCCTCCCCCTGCTATTCTACACTCCACTCCACTAATACTTAACCTAATCAATGTCCGCGAAGCGGACAATTTTTATTTTGGCTATGCTGCGCTTGCCTCGCGCTGTGCTTAACTGGCGTTAAGCTCTCCCGTTTTAATTCATCAAGTCGATTTGGTATAAGCTAGTAAATGGTCTATATATTAATAACTGGCGGGGAAGTCTCGCCAGCTACACTGTAACTCAAGTTAAGGATTAACTGATATGTCTAATACTACAAAGCTGCTTAATAATGTCTCACTTATCGCTGTGGGCATTGAACAACACCGCGACGGCACGGCGCAAGCGCAAGCGGGTATCGCTAGCATAGCGCAAGGCGTTATGGATAACTGGTTCTACTCAATGCGCTGGTCGTATGGTTCGGGTGACAACGAAGTGTCCGGCGTCTCCAATCTTGGCGATATGTTCAAACACAAGTCGAATGGTAGGGATAGCGCCGATAGCAAGTATCTGCCTGCCATGTATCGCGCTGTGGCGGATAACTTCGGGATTGAGGGCGGGATGTCCTCGGCTGATAAAATGGCTTTCCAGCGTGCGTTCACTATTGCTGCGGCTCGGTTCGCTGAAGTGCCGGTTGAAGTCGTTACTGCAACAGTCCAGCGCAAGGGTAAGTCGGTCAAGGTTCAAGCCGTGGAAGTCCCTGCTTCCGTCGCGTTTGATTTGGTCGATGATAACGGCGCGCCGAATGAGTTGGCTCGTGGTCTGGTCGAGCGGGTTCGGGGCAATCTCGAATTGCAAGGCTTGCCTGTCCCTGATGATGACAAGTTGCTTGAACAAGCCAAGGCGCTCAAGGTTAAGTGCGTAGGCGGTAACAATCCAATCTTCGGCAAGGTTCCATCGGCTACCGATATTGCGAACAAGCTGCATCCTGCTGCGGTTGGTGCTGGTATCATGCAAGCAAAGGGCAATCGAAACAAGTCTGCCAATAGCGACAAGTTCCGCGACTCTCTCGCCTATGTCATCAAGTGCATGGATGAAGTGCTATCCGATAGCGGCGAAACGGATTTCGCACCGTGCAATGCTGTTGAAAATGAGTTGCGCGGTCTGGCTGAACGTATCGCGGCCTATTTCGTTAACTGATTAAACGGGCGCGGCCTTCGGGTCGCGCCTATCTTTGGAAGGGTTTATTTATGGTTAGAGTTGTAGGTAAGTTTTTCGCAGCGGCTCGCGATATAACACAATATCGCGGCAATGGGCTGCTGTTCCAAGTTCACGACTCAAAAGCGTATGGCGCTGGTTGTCTCCTCAAGGTTTATGCCGACGATGGTTCTGACGATGCCGCGCTTGATACTGTCCAGTGCTTCGGGCCTGACGCAAGGCAGCGAATTATTCTGGCTGTCGAGCGCTACCTTTCCTCTCCCGCGCCTGTCCTTCGGTGACTGGCTCCCGCGCCCGCTGGTTTCGGCCAGCGGGTTTTTTTCGCGCCCGCGTCGGGGTGCGGATTTTTCCGCGCCCATTGTCC